ATTTAATTCTGTTGTAGTAAGCGTAGCCCCATCTAAAATATTTAATTCAGAAGCTGTCGCTGTTACTGATAGATCAGTTAAGTTTTTAGGAATAGCATCTAATTGTGCTTGAGCATCTGAAGTTAAGTTATCAACATAAAGAAGAGCAGCCCAACTAGGATCAGTCCCATCTGTAGTTAAATAGTAGCCTGCGTTTCCTGCTTGCGCGGGTAAAGCATCTACATCTCCAAAGGATACTACGCCTGCCCCATCTGTAAGTAATGCTTGTCCTGCTACGCCATCTGAAGTAGGTAAAGTTAAAGCAGAAACAAAAGAAGTTAAATTACTATCATATGCTTGGACAGTAGATCCAATATCTGCGTCTACAACTATAGTTGGATCATATGCTTGTACATCTGTTCCTATTGTAAGACCTAAAGAAGTTCTTACAGTAGCCCCTGTTTCAGATACCCATGTAGTTCCGTTACCTACAATAAAAACAGAATCTAAAGGTGTTAAAGCTGCAATAGCTTCAAGATCTGTATCCCCTGTTTGGAGCTGATTTATTTGTGTTTGTATATCACTAGTTACGCCACTTAAATAATTTATTTCAGTTGCAGTAGCAGTAACGCCATCTAATATATTAAGTTCAGCCGCCGTGGAAGTTACGGCTTGTCCCCCTAAACTAAAAGTAGTAGTTACATTTAAAATAGGAGCAGTTACTGTACCAATAAACGTAGGACTGTCAGCTGTTACTAGTGCATTTATTTGAGACTGAATAGGCCCAGTTACACCATCTACATAATTTAATTCAGCAGCAGTTGCTGTAATTCCTAAATTTGAAAAAACTTCTGTAGGCGATCTTGTAACAAAATTACTACCTGTACCTGCTATAAAATAATTAGCAGAAGGTGTTAGTCCTGCAATATCAGTTAGTCTGTCATTTAGTGCTTGTTTAACATCTAATTGATTTTGAATACTACTAGTAACATTATGTACAAAATTAAGCTCAGCATTGGTAGTAATAATGCCATCTAACACATTTAATTCAGTTGCAGTAGAAGTCACACCTAGACTTGCTAGTGCTGTTGCAGGCGGTTCAGCTATAAAGTTAGTACCGTCTCCAACAATAAAAGTACCATTTGTAGGTGTTAAAGCAGCTATATCAGTCAGCTGTGCATCTAAAGGTTGTTTATTGTTTAGTTGAGTTTGTATGCTGCTAGTAACGCCGTCAGAATAATTTAACTCATCTGTCGAAGCAGTAATACCATCTAAAGTATTTAGCTCTGTAATAGTAGCTGTAAGGCCAACACCGCCTACTGTTAAGTTAGCAGCTGTTACTGTTCCTCCTACTGTAACATTACCTGTAGTAGTAACTGTATCAATGTAAGAGTCTTTAAAATAAAGAGAACTAGAACCTAAATTAATATCACTATCAACTACAGGAAGTAATGCTCCATCTTGAAGACGTAGTTGCTCAGTAGCGACACCTCCTACTTCAACAAAAAAACTCCATCGATTGTTATCGCTATCAACTTCAATTTTATTCTCAAAGTCTTGGTCACCTATCTTAGGTATATGACCACCCTGACCTACTGAGCCGTCATGTGTGTGTCCTGTTATACCACTTGTAGAATAAGCAAAAGCATTAACAATTTGATTATACTCGTTATTAAATATTGCAGAAGTAATAATTTCTCCATCTGCAAATGTACTTTGTCTAACGTAACTTGTCCCTGCCATTTACTTTATCTCCTACCTGATGGCAAATAATCAACATACAACCCATTAATTGCATAAGGTGCTAATTGATCATTACTTGAAATTTTAAAACTACTAGAAAACCCGCTTCCTTGAATAGCTTGTCTGACCATAGGATCTAGTGAGCCACCAAAAATAGAAGTACCAAATATTGCTTCTCCAAAAATAGCAGGAGGGCGTATTTGATCTAAAATATAATCTCCCGGTTGAGGTATATTAGGATCTTCATAGTTGAACCTAACTCTTAATGTAGGCTGTACATTACCCTCAGGAGTTGTAGAAATCTTAATATAGTTAAGAGTCTTTAAAGTTCCTGCGTCTCCAAAATCTAAATTAGGAGTCTGATAAACTGCATTAATATTTTGAGTAACTCCTCCTTGCATAAAAGAATTACCTGTATCATGATTATAAATATAACCTAAGTTATCCCCATGATATGTTCTACTAATTCTTTGATCATCAAATTCAGATCCGATAGCAGAAGCTTGTATTCCCTGCATCTGCGACCATTCAAATCCGTTAGCTGTAAGTGTGCCTATAACACCACTAGCTGTATTTATTGTAGTTCCGGGTACAAGAAAAAATAATCTATACTGAGCTTTGTTTCTAAGAACAACGCTAGTTATAAAGTAATCTGAAAGTTTTTTAGTGTAGCCTGATATTACTGCTTGAATCTGCCTAGACAAAGAGCTTAACTCTACGTCTCCAATACGCGCCGTAGCTGATACAGTTCTTATACCATCAGGAGCTAGAAATAAAAGATCACCTCCCATTTCCTGAATGCTATAGCCGCTTAGACAGCCTACGTTATTAGTTATTTGTACTAGTGTTGTATTAGTACCATTGACATCATCAAGTCTATGAATAGTATTTTGACAGAATATAAATATTGAATCACGGAAACTTTTAATACCTGTAATAGTATCAGATATAGTTACGCTACCAGATCCTACGCCTGTAAAATCTCTATCGTCATTAGTTTTACTATAGTATAACGTAGAAGGAGCATTTTCTGAGTCAACAACAAACAAATGTTTGTCATGTACTTCTACAAAACGACCTGCTGTTACTCCACTAAGTTCTTCGTATTCAAAAGTTCGAGTTGGCCCTGTCCCATTAATATGAAAATGACCTATTGGATTTGGCCCAGTAGCAATAGTAAGAGAGCCATACAAGCTAGCAGAATGTGCAGTAGGTGCGCGCATTAAAGCAAACTGAGCTTGTTCTTGGTCTACTCTAGGCAGTACAGTTGCTGAAGCTAACTCTGTTTCTGTTAGCCCTCCACTATGTCCTGTATTTTTATTTACTTGTATCCAACTAATACCATCATCTGAATAGTAAATAGCGGTAGCAACAACTACAACAACTCCTTCGCCATAAGGAGTAATCCCTAATATACGAGCATCAGGAAAAGGACGAGTAGCTTGGTCGCCTCCAAACGGTGTATAACCGTTAACACGCCTGTATCCCCCATCAGGGTCTACTTCAAAGTTTCTTAAAATTGTGGCAAAACCCGGCTGAGCCATCATGTCAAACTGGTTCAGATTGGTGTTAAGACCACCCTTACATGATAATCCAAATGGTTGCGACATTAGATAAAGGCTATCCTATCATCTTTAAAATAAGAAGGAGAAGGATCAAGCAAGTTTGAACGCATGCTTCTTAATCCTTTTTTATAATCCTCTAGCGCAAAGGCTGCTGCTTGTGGGTTATCTTTAAACTGCCAGACATAGTAACGCGCCCTAGCTATAAGAACAGGCGTGTACATTTCAGGAAATATTACTTCGTCTGAAAAAATTGAAAGAGGAGTAGGCTGCGCCCATGCAAAAAACCAAACTTTATATTCTTGTTTAGGTATAGGGCTTAATCCAAATTGTCTACCGTCAGGGCTTCTGATTACAGCGCTAGGTTCTCCCCATTGCTGCTCATCTGCATCATCACCGTTTTCTTTAGTTCTTCGGTAATCCTTCCAAGACTCTGTAGACATAAAACGTAAGTTACGAGTAACGTAAGGTGCAGTTTCTCCTGCTACGCCTACAGTAGTTAAATAAAAGTTTTCCCAATCTATCATGCCGTAATCGTCGGCATAACTATTACTAGTACCTTTCATTCGATACCATCGTGTTCCTGCTGTAGTATTTACAGAAACATTACCATACATAGGATCTACTGATCCGCTAAGATTTACAGATAAAAAAGGCCATTTAGGTTCTTCATTAACAATATCGTTATATGCACGATTAACGCAGTCTTTAACATGAGCTTGTAGTCCTGTTGAACTCGCAAACGTAGCTGACGTTAGCACAACCTCATTAAGTTCGCGTAGCAGCTCATTAGTTAAACCTAAATAGGTGGTAGCCATTACTTATCCTTTTTTTTAAAAATCTTATCCCAGTTAGAATCAAACTGCTCTTTAGTTACTTGAATCTTTCGGGGTCTACCGTTTTGATCTTTCCGTGCTTTTAGTACTATTCTTTTTTCTTTAGCCATAAAAGTCAGGGGGCTTTTACACCCCCTTCCTCCTTATAAAGTTACTAGTCGATTGTGTAGAATGCTTGTACGCATGCTTCAGGTCGAAGTACTTTAACACCATGAACATGAAGACCACGGACAATATCACCAAAAGATGAAGGGTCACGGATAACTTCAGTGTTCACAATAGTCTGGGCAGTTGCTACAGCAGACATATGTCCACACATAACTTGACCAGTAGCTGTTGCAGTAGAAGGTACGTTATTAGACTTGTACATGCTAAAGCCACGCAGCTTGCCAGAGCTAATCAAACCATTGCGGATTGAACCCTGACCTGCATTGTAGTCTACTGACAAGAGCTTAGAGTCAGACTGTGAAAGCTCTTCGTAGAACTCTGGAGATGCGACAAACCAACGGCCTTCTTCAGGTACGTTTTGCTGATCAAGAAGACGAGCCATACGAGCCATAAGGTCGAGTGGGTCTACTTCAGCAGCAGCACCAAGGTCAATTGAAGCAGTAGTCTCACCGAGGCCACCCGTACCTACCGCAGCGTCAGCGCCGAGGATGTGGTCAGGATTAGCGGCAGAAATACCTGCTGCAATCTTAGCTAGTACGTTTTCGTCAAAAGCATCCTTAAGCGCATAAGCAGCACTTGAGGCAGCAACTTCACGCCAGTTAACATGTGACATGTTGCTTTCAATATCATCAACGATGAATTTGAATGCATTAGCTGTATCAACAACCAAAGTAACTTCTTGGTCAGTGAGTTTAGTTTGAGTTACATCCGCACCACGCTCATACTGATATACTTGGATAGTAGGCTCTTTAATGATCTTAACAGAGTCACCATAAGAAGCGATTTCGCCTGCATAATCAGTATTAGTGATTGCTTCAGCGACAGATGCCTTACGGAAGAAGTTAAGTACCTGCTTACTATAAACCTGTGGTAGGAAAAACGAATTAGTTTGACCCGCTACAGAGTTAGCAAAGTTACCGTTGGTGTCGGTTGCTTGTTCAAAACCTTGGTCAGCTTGGTTATAAGCCATGATATATTACCTTTTTAAAAGACTAAGTTATTTAATTACTCGGCCTTCTGAGATCGCAAGATTAATATCTTTTTCATACTTATCATATTGATCTACAGACATTCGAGCTATTTCCCGTTCTGTCCAGATCTTTGGTTGTTTAGTATCAATGGTTTTTGTTTTAGTTGAAACCATATCAGCTGCACTTCCTGTAGATCTAACAGGTTTCTTGGATGACTGAGCAATACCGTTTTCTACTTTATACAAATCAATAGCTCGACTTGCTAAAGCAACATTGTCGGGATTTTTGTAAATCCATTTCTGAATCTCATCAGGCTGTTCTTTAGCCCAAGCATGGAAGTTTTCGTCACCTCGAATATCTTCAAAGTCAGGATGTCTCTCACGAAGAGCGACTTCCGCTTCCTGCTTAGAGATAGCAGCTTCACGTTGCTTTATAGTAATTAGCTCCTGCCGTATATCGGCTATCTGCTGTTCACTTTGCATGTGCGCTACTGACTCTACTGTTTCATACAGATCTGGATGCTTCTTACGAAAATCTTCAAGTTCTTCAACAGACTTGGGAGCTTTGTAACCCGGAGCTGCTATTTTAGCCTCTGCCAAGAGTTCCTGCTCTCGTTGTTTAAATTGATTAACTTTATTGTCGTAATGCTTCTTTAGATCGTCATACCTTTTTTTGTAGTTTGCTTCGGCAGATTGACTTTCTTTAGTAGGGGTCGCCTCTTTAGAGGGAGTAGCCTTCTTAGATTCTTCAAAGAAAAGAGTGTCTGCGCTAATAAACTCTTTATCTTCTCCGTTGTGCCAATCTTTATTCATGTTGTAAGGGTTTGCGATTGCTTCCTCTTCTACAACTTTCTCAGTCATGTGTATCTCCAAACGGGGCTTGTAGTCTACAAGGTAGCCTTACCATCATATCTCGTCAGAAAGGTAGGGGCTTGTACTTCAAGGTAGCCGTAAATTAACGAACGCTAGGCATCTGATTAGACTTTAGCATTTCATGCTTAATATCTTCTTTTTCTGAAGTATCAGATGGCTTGCTCATAAGACCTCCGTCGTAGGCACGTTCTGCTTCATCCATCATAGATTGAAGATTTTCTGCGCCTATTTGGTCGGTCGCTTTTCTGGTCATAACAAACTCACCGTCAGATAATCTAGCGGGGATAGAGTCTGAAACTCCCGATCCTGGGCCTTCTACTTCTCCTGCTCCAGTAAACTCAGCAGCAGTTGTAACAACTTTATCAAAGATTTGACTTAGTTGTGCATCTCCTGCTAAAGCATCTTGTAGGTATGTCAGTTCTTCTGGTTCGAGAGCTTCTGACATAACATAATTCCTGTGTTCTTCTACCATCATTTCATCTGGTAGTTGCGAAGCCATTGCCTCATCCATTTCTTCTGGGGGTATATTATCGTATGTATCTTCAGGAACTTCCTGAGCTGCTTCCATTTCTGGAGGCACAAGCATACTCTCGCCACCTTCCATATAGTTAGAACGATGTGACGCGCCTGCCATCATAGAGCCATCAGGCATCTTATGCATAGCCCCACCCATAGCTTTTCCTTGACGCAGTAACCCTGCTAAACCACCTTGATTATACGCAGGACGGGTTGTATCTTGTAAAAGTTCAGCAAGACCACCGTTAGCTTTTTTATCTTTCATGCCATACATACCCATAAGTCCACCTTCATTTCTGTACTGACGAGCTGTAGTAGCTGCCTTTTTAGGTTGTTTAGAAAATTGCTTGCCTTCAGCAGTATCTTCTCTTTTCTTTTTAGTAGTAGCTGCATATTCAGAAGAAGACATAGCTTCTATAGCTTTTTTAGGTAAGTATCTTTCACCTGTAGCTTCAGCCCCTTGAGTAGAAGGCTTACCGCTTTTAGTTGTCCACTCTTGATCTGTCCAATCTTTTAAGCTTTTCTGAGGCTTCTTCACTTATAACCACCTCCTGCTTCTTTGTACTGCTTGGCAAGCATCTGTGCTTTTCTGGCTGACCATTGTCCTGCTTTAGCACCTTTTGAACCCGCTTTAATTTTCTCGAATAAGCGTTTACGCATCGTAGGCTTTGTGTAATTTCCTGACTCATTTACTTTTGACTTAGTGGTCATGGGTAAAAACTACTCTCTATTACTCAATATGTCTTTAACTTGGTTCTTAAGCTGCTCCATCCGGGCTAGAGAATTCACTCTCCCCTGACTGCGGTACACTTCCAGTTCCGATGTTGCCCCCACCAGTACCTGTAACTCCAAGGTCTTGGCCTTCTGGAGGTACTCCTGTAGCGCCTCCCATAGCTCCTTGTTGTTCACCAGTGGGGCTAGGCGGTGCGCCAGTTGCTTGTCCATTGTTTTGCATCCCTATGATTTGTGCCATAACAGCTGCTTCTTCTGCGTTGTTTAAGATCTCATCTGGATCTAATTCAAGAGAGTAGGCAAGCTCGCTGATCAGCTTATCAATCTTAATGAAAGGAGCAACAGCAGGATTCTGAGCTGTCTGGAGGAACATAGTCAATCGTTGACTGCGTACTTCCTTCTGCATCAAGCTGTTAGTACCTGTAGCTTTAACTTCTAAATCTCCTGTAATGTTAAGCTTTTCGTCAAGGAATTGCATATTCCATTGGAAGTAAGCTTCACCAAGAGGACGTAACAAGAAATCATCTAAGTTTTTAATAACAGTTTTAATGTTTAAAGATGCAGCACCAAGCAGCATTGACATACCAGATGCAGTACGAGTCATACTCTGTACGCCTGTTTGCCCATGTGAATAGCTAGGAATACCTGTCTGCTCATCGGCAAGCTGACGGAATCTGTCAAACATCATCATGTTTTCGTTAGAGGTGTTAGGGAACTTTAAGCCATTAATAGCTTGGCCCGGAACACCTGCTTGTCTTCTAAAGATTTTACCCGGATATATCTCCATGCTTTGACCGCCAACAAGAGCTGACTCGTCTACATCAAAGACTAATGAACCTGACAACGCAAGGTTATCTATAGCCATGCGAGCATGCCCATTCATTATCTTCTGAGAATCATCCATGTTTTCTGCAACGCCGATACCGAAGAAACTATAAGGGTTCCTTTCGTACGGAAATGCATGGTAAGGAATGCGATAAGGTGTAAAAGGATTAACAACAGCCCGAAGAAGAATACCATTGCAAATCCAAGCATTAATTTGAACTTCTTCAAGATCATCAATTTCATCAGCTAGCTCCATCCCTACTTCACGGGCAGATTCAGCGTCCATTACACCCCAGTACTCAATAACTTCAAACTGGGCTGAACCGTAGTCTTCACCACGTTGGTCATCTTTTAGCTCATGCTCATAATCGTTAGGCTCGTAATTAGCTCCCATTTGAAGAGCAGTACGAATATTATCCTTATTAAAGTAAGGCATACGACAAAGGCCACGGAGCTGTGACTTATTCATCTTGTGACGATGGAAGACATATTCACATTCTTCCATATTAGTTGCATTAGGATCTGGAAAGAAATCCCAAACACTTACAAACTCAATACGAGGCACTCGAACTTCTTTAGGGCTATATTCTCTTGTACCGTCTTCTGCTTGTGTCCAACGGTTTAAAGTCTTGTTAAAGTTAAATGGCCCTTTAATAATACCAGTACCAAACAAGGCTTGCTCAAATAAAGCATTACGAAGTTCACTAGATCCATGAGACTCTTCTATCTGATCATGGATTAACTTTTCCATCCTACGCGCTGCTTCTTGGGCAGGTTTAGTTTGGTAGACTCCGGGCTGTATAGTTGGGCCGTTCTTAAGGTTATCCTTAAGCGCAACATCCATATCTTCAAACTGCCCTTTGTCTTGATAGGTAGCTCCTGCATTTAAGACATTGTCACCTGCGTATCCTACATCATAGCGGCCACGCTGTTTCACAGGCTCAGGAGCTGAAGAGGTTGTTTCAATTCCGGGGAGCGGAACTGAAGTATCTAAGTGTGCATACTCTGCAATACCTTCAGGTATCTTAGATTCTGATATACCTATAGGGAGCTTGTTAGATCCAAAGACTACATCTACTAGCTGACCAAAGGCAGCGAGAACTTTAGTCTTTGTAACCTTAACAAACACACGAGACTTTTCACTTTCACGGAACTTAACTTGCTTAGGGTACAGACCACGATAGTTGTGGTAAGCATTGATCCATCGAGACTCATCATAGTCACGAGCCTGTTTAGCAGACGCATATCTGTCGCTAACAAGTCCTACAAACTTATTGTTTAAGGACTCTTCTAGGCTTAGCTCAAGACCGTCTTCGCCTTCTACTTCATTAAAGTAGATGCTATCAGCCCCAAGCTTTTTATCTTCCTCGTGCATAATCTGTCCCTGTGGTTAGTAACCGAACTCTGAATCTATTGGTGTATAGGCTTGTTCCATGTGCATCTGCCTAATACGAGCCAATGGGTCGTTAATACGAGGTCTAGACATAATTAAATATCTTAACGCATCGTATGCGTGGTCTGAAGCATGAGTATCAACATCTTCAGGGTTCGACTTATCTAAAGGAATACTTTGAAGTTCGCGTATCAGGTTCGGGCAACTATTGAAAATTTGCAATTTGGGCCTACCGCTTTGCTGCAACTTTAAGTATTCGTGAATCTGTATCTTTCCGGGGATTCTAGACTTATCAGCTCGACGAAGCTTATGTCCCATCTTAAGGAGTGCTTCACCTACTGTTGGGCCTGTAGCACCTGTCTTAGCCCACGCAGCTCCATCTAGTACGCCAGAAACTGCATAAGGGTCTAGTGCTTCCATCTCAGTTATCATGTAACCAAGATCTTCACCTGTAAGACCTTTCTTATACAGCTCTCTATATATAATTAATGTGCCGTCTGTAGGGTCAACACAACCCCAGATACAAGCACTTTCAGAGGCATAGCCGTAGTCTATCCCCTTTATTCTCTCCCAGCCAATCGGGATCTCAAAAGGTACGATGGTATGTACCAACGGATCAAACTCTGTAAAGGCTGCTCCCTCCGCTACATCCCAGTTGCCTTCAAGAAGCTGTCTTCTTTGGACATCTGGTAGAGCTTTGAGCATCTGTTCGTAACGACCATCCTCAGAAAGATATGGGTTGTCATCGAGACGAGCAGGTATAAATTTTCTTGTTAGACCATCATGACCTATAAAAGGTTCATTAGAAGGGTTAGGGTCTATATAACGCTTCTTTACCCAATGCGCCCCTGTACCACCGGGGTTAGCTGTACAACGCATGTATGTTTCTATTTCAGAATCTGTTGTACGCAATCGAGATGCTAGGTAGTTCCAAGCAAACTCAGTGGGGAGATGTGTAATCTCGTCAAAGCCTATCCAAGAATATGCTTGACCTTGGTAACGGTAGACATCTGCATCTCGTTCCAAGAACCCAAACTCTATTTTAGCCCCGCTTGGGAAGTTCCAGAGCTTTTCTACTTCTTTATACTTACACCCCGGAAATGCTTTAGGGTATAGCTCTCTGCTCTTGTCTATAATCTCTCGAAGCTCAGGCATTGACCTTCGTATGATTAAACCCCTGTGAGCCGCCCTATGAGCGTATCTGAGGGGATCTATGAGCATGGCATAGGACTTACCACCTCCTGCTGCTCCACCGTACAGAACGTCTGTTTCAGGGGCTGCTAAGAAGTCTGTCTGTGGGCCTGCATTAGGCTTGAAGATAATGTTGTCATTAGCTTCTTTACGGAGAGACTTCGGTACTAAATCTAGTATGTCTTCTGTTATTAACTTGCTTGTATTGTCTTTGTCTAGCTTTGCTAAGGTTTCTTTAGACGCTTTAACCTTAATACGCTCTGAAGCTAGTTGAGACTTTAGCTTGTCTGTTTTCTTTTGCTTTTCTCTGACTGCTCTTTTAGCAGCCATTTTAGCTTTAGTCTCTGAGTGGAAGCTGTAACTCCTACTCTTAGATCCTTTTGGCCTCCCAGTTACTTTTTTAGGCGTTCCATCCTTCTTTAGAATGAACTCGCCTTTATCGTCTTTTAAGTAACTATCTGGATTCTCTTCCCAATCTGTCATCTTTGTCTATTATCTTCTTTAAACCAACGTGGCTGATAGGACGGCCTGTAGAATGATAAAGCCAATCTGCTGCATCCCTTAAGGATAAGCTTTTAGTTTTAACAAGAGTCTTTATATGTTCTAACTCTTCTAGCTCTTCGGGTACAGCTTCTAGGTACTTGGGGTCTTTGGAGAGTTTAAATCCAAAAGGGATCGTGCTACTGGTTCGCTTCATATGTAGCCTTAGCGGGAATAATGAATAACCCTGCGCTTACATTTGCATTAACATCTAGTTTTTCTTGTTTTCCTAGTCCTGTTCGGTCTAGGATCGTTTGAGCAGCTTGTAGTCTGAGATTAGCTTGGGGGATAGGTACATCTGAGTGCATCACTTCCACTAGCTTCATTGCAGCTTGCGGTGCGGATTGAGCTAATATGTTAGAGGCTAAATCGATTATTTCATGTTTGAGAGATTTGACAACTTGCCAATGACTATTATTAGCGTACCCTGCCAGTTCCGCAGCTTTCTTAGGATCACCTCCAGTTTCTACTAGTGCATCTAAAAAGCTTTGTTGTTTAACTGTTAGTTCTTTGTTATTCATGTTAGATATTATACAGTCTAATTAACAATTTGTCAAGTTATATTTGAAACTAATTAATACTTGACAAAATGGAGTTTCGACTGTATAATATCTTTGTAGCCCACCGGGTCACATATAGATATACAGTGAAAGGAGTATCTCCTTTATAGATTGTATTAGGTCTTTATAGATCCCCCCATTCCTTTTAAGTCTTTAGAGTACCCGCCCAAAGTACTTAACAGTCTTTAGAGTTCCCGCCCTAACTGCTTAACACTCCAAAACCTCCCAAAATGTATATGATTTAGTATATATACTAGGGGGGGTGGGGTGGTCACCTGCCCCGCCCTCTAAGTCTCTAAAGACTTAGAAACTAGTGAGACTCCCAAGCCTTATCTCCGATAAGAACTCTGAAGATCTTTAAAGACTATAATACTTTATAGTCTTTATAGGATTTGGAGAAGACCTGTCTAGTTTACAACTAGACTCAAGAGATTTTAGAGTCTCTAGAATAAATTCTAGAGTCTAGGAAGTCTTAAAATTCATAAGCTTATGGAGTTAATCACCTTAACATAAAGTCCCAAAAGACTTTATAATTCTCCCCAGTATTTAGTCTTGTTAGACTAAATTAAACTCCTGCTGCAAATCCCGCCAAAAATCCTCATGTATGCGCCCTTTCACAACCGCATAATGCTCAGGGAAAGCGATTGACAACAGAAGCCGATTGCTCCACGCCTGACGCGCCCAGTGTTTCACAACCGCATAATGCTCAGGGAAACGACTTGACCTCCTCAGCCAAATGTTCTACTCGCGTTGTTTCACAACCGCATAATGCGCAGGGAAACGGCTTGACCTCTCTGCTCAGAATTGTTAGACGCGGTGTTTCACAACCGCATAATGCGTAGGGAAACGACTTGACCAATGGTTTCCGGTTCGGTTAGTCAGGCTTGCACATACGCTCTTTCACAACCGCATAATGCGCAGGGAAAGACCTTGACCGAAAATCGATGCCATGCCTTTAATGGAATCGTCGTCAAAACGGCGGCATCAAAAATCCATCACAACACAAGGTACATAACATGACTACATACTCAAACATCCCTGCAAGCCAATCAGCAACTTCAAAGCAAATTTGGGCAGTATCAAGCAAGTTTACTGGCTTATACATAGATGCAAACAAGCTTGACCGCAAGAAGAACTGGAAAATGGTGAGCAGCAGAGTTTACGCTATAATGATGAAGACACACCCTGAAGGGGTGACTCATGGTCAAGTACAGCACTTGTTTGGACTCGAAAGTGTCCCTGAGTTTATAACTGCTAACATGAAGACAGACACTCCCAAGCCAGTTAAAACTAAGACTGCACCCAAGCCTAAGGCAGTTAAAACAAAGACTGCCCCTAAGCAGATACACTCAAGGTTTGCTGC